TATCATTTACAGAAACGTCTATTGTTACAAAGAAAGAAATAAGGCAGGGTAGATAATGGCTTTCTATTTCAGACCATTTCCTTTAGTCAATTATGATCTAAAGAAAAATAAAAACAACACTGTCCTTACCAATATAATGACACGGTTTAAAATTGTGGAATCGTTTCAAAGGCAGGAAGCAGTTTATTACGATTATTCTGTGAAAGAAGGTGAGCGTGCAGATCAGATTGCATTTAAGTATTATGACGATGCTTCATTAGACTGGGTAATTTACATAGTGAACAATATCATTGATCCAGAATTCGATTGGCCTTTGGACAGGATTTCATTTGAAAGTTACGTCGCAAAGAAGTATGGCAGCATAAGCACCGCGATGAGTCAAATTCATCATTATGAGCAAATTGTTGCAACACAATCAGTTTTATTTGATGGTACAATCATTCCAGAAGAAACTTACGAGATAGATTTAGAAACATACAACTCGCTTGCTCCAGCAGACAGAAAAACTGTTACGTCATATGAATATGAAACTACTGAAAATGACAGCAAGCGAGATATAAAGTTGTTGTCAAATGATTTTGTTCAATCATTATTGAATCAGGTAGAGACAGTCTTCGCATAATGGTATATCATGCTGCTAACGACAAGCCATATGGTGACGACCTTCGACATAGTATACAAATTGTTGGAGGGAATGGTGCTGAAATTAATATTACTCAGCAAGTTCTTGAATTTTCAATATATGAAAGTCTTTTTCGTAACTTTATAAGCGCTGATTTTGTTATTAGAGATGCTGAGGGTATCATAGACTCATTACCAATTGTGGGTCAAGAACAAATAATTGTTACTTTTTCTGGAAAAGCGGCTCGTCTTGGAGTCAGAAAGCAGCTGCTGTTCAAATTATACAAGGTTACTGGCAGGCAAAAGATTGCAGGCGATGCTCATGTTTATGTGTTGAAAGGAGCATCGTTCGAGCTCGAAAAAAATCTTAGTTACAATGTAAATCCTTACTATAAGGATAAACTTGGTTCAGAAATTGTACAAAATGTTTATGATGAATACATATCTGTAAACTCAAGCGAAAAAAAACCAATCTTTATCGAACCAACCGAAAATGTTGTTCCTTTTACTGGTACCGGTCACAATCCTTTTGATATCATAAAGCATGTTGCTAAACACAGCAGGTCAGCTGAACATACAGAAAAGTCTTTCTATCTCTTTTACGAGACTAGAGAGCAATTCAATTTTAGAACGCTGGCCAGCCTCTTCAATGCAGAACAACAGTTTGATTATGTATATGAGTTCAGCGATCCGGGAGCAGAAGCTGCTCAAAGAACTGTTGAAGGAACAAGAAAATCTATAATTGGTTTTACTTTCTTAGACACGGTTGATACAGTTAGTTCAATAAAAGAAGGTTTGTATGATAACAGAACACTGGTTATCGATCCTTTGACTAAATCATATGTTGAGGCCGGGTTCAACTATGCAAAGGATTTTGATTATATTTCCCACATTCAAGGCGGAGGTAAGCCTACTATAAGAACATCTGTTGATAGTATTCTTGGTGCTGATATTGGAGGTCCTGGACATAATCGACTGATAGTAGACAACCTAAACATAGCTAGTACTAAAAACCAAGACTACGATGGAAGAATTACAGCCAACAATGATCCGCAAACCTATTTTTCTACAGAACGTCATAAGCACGTCGTAAATACAATTGTTCAAGAGGCATCGATTAAGCAACATGGTATAGCAATAACTGTACCATCTAATCTCAACATAGTGCCCGGGCACATTGTAACTATTAAAATACCAACTAATAATGAATTTGGTGATTACATAAAACATTATGGTAGAGATGCTAAGTTTCTTGTTACTGCAGTAAGTAATAGGTTGACAAAGAACGGAGACTATGTGACAAACCTTGAATGCGTCAAGGAGTCGTTTTCCGTGGATATAAATGGAAACCCAGTTTTTTCTTCCGATGAAGCACTCAATACATTATTCAATCTTTTGACTGAAAAATTGTTATTTTCGTTTTTAGATACCGGAAAGATACCTTTTGGCGTAGACAAAGCCATATCAGGATTATTGACAGATATAGAAAACAATCCTACAGCATTTTTAGCTGGGTTTGCTCCAGCTAAGGTTCAGGGGTTTATTTCTATTTTTAATACGTTTAGCAAGTTTAAAAATTTTAAACAACCAAAAGCAACAGAAGTAAAAGAACTTAGCGAAAGAGAAAAATTGCAGCAAAGCGCTCTTGAAAAAGATGTTGGTGACAAGCTCACTCCTGCTGAAATAGCTGCATTCGCACCTACTCCTGCTGGAGACTGATTATGGCTGATTTTAAACCAGACTTTTTAGGTTACAATTTTGTATGGTTCATGGGAGTCGTAGAGGATCGCGATGATCCTTTAAAACTTGGCCGTGTAAAAATCAGATGTTTTGGATGGCATCCAACTGACAGTAGTGAGCTCCCAACGGACGGTTTACCTTGGGCCCAAACAGTACAGCCTGTTACAGCTCCAGCGGCACCATCATCAGGATTAATGGAAGGTACTTGGGTTTTTGGGTTTTTCATGGATGGTGAGGATGCACAAAGACCAATGATAGTGGGTCAAGTCCCTGGATACAGATTTGATAGTGAAGGAAAGAACAGTGAATCTGAGCTTCCAAGAGCAGCCCGAGTAGAAGATAAACATCCGTCTCCACAATCCGAAGTTAGAAAAAAGCAAAGAGTAACTGGAATTGTTTACGATGCTTTTGCAGGATCCACATGGGATGAGCCACTGGAGCCAAACGACAAAGCATATCCTTATGTTCAAACAGTTTCTTCTGAAGCAGGTTTTATAACGGAAACAATATTTAAGAAAGGTGAACTTAATCTTAACACAGCAGAATATGATCCAAATACAGGAAACTTAGTTGGTGAGAATAAACCCGATCAGGCTAGACAGGTAACATATGATACTAGTGGTGGCTTTGATGAAAGAAAGTCTCCAAGTGGCGATAAAGTTGTCAAAGTTATTGGTGACAATTATGAGGTCATATGTGGATATAGTTATATGTATGTCAAAGGTGACTTAAACCTCACCGTTGATGGTAACATGAATCAAAACATAACTAAAAATTACACTATGACTGTAGGCGGTGATTATTATGTTGCTGTTGGCGGAGACAAAGATCTAAATGTAACTGGATTAGGCACATACAATTATGGTTTGGGTAGAACAACTGAAATAGCGGCAGGTGGAGATGAAAGAACAGTCCAAGCCGGAGGCTCTACAGATCTTATCGTAGCTGGCGGTATGAAAACTACTGTTGAAGAAGGCGGGAAAACCACTACTGTCAACGGTGCTACGAAACTTACAGTTACTGGTAATCATACAGTGGATATTACTGGCAATCAAACTATTACAATCAGTGACTACCACGAGTTTACATCAGCCACGCATAGCATACAGCTTGGATCTGGTACATTAGAGGGCGATGTTATAATTGCTAATCGAGGAGATATAACCACGATTAATTCAACAACAGGCAACATATCATCAGTTTATGCGCCTACTGTCAAGACCAGTGCAGGTAGCACTATTAATATAATGACACATAAACACATAGCGTCTGGTACGCCTACCACAACGCCAATACCTTAGGAGTAAGTTATGACACACGAAATGTTAGTCTCACTTTATGAAACATATCTGAATGAAAACGAGAAATTTGAAAACGGAAACAAGGCAGCTGGAACAAGAGCTCGAAAAGCTCTTACTGAAATTGCAAAAATGACAAAAGAACGAAGAAAAGAAATACAAGACATAAAAAACAGTAATAAATAGTATAAAAAGGATAGCTTGTGGCTAAGTCTGGTTCAATAAATCCAATATCTAAAGAGGTAAGTTTTAGTGATCTCAGTATTGCTTTGACTCCACATCCTGTAACTGGAAAATTGACTACAAAGAAAAATGCTGAGGCAGTTGTCGGAGCTATCAAAAACTTAATACTTACAAACAGATTTGAGCGTCCTTACGATCCTTTATTTGGTTCTGATGTAAGAAATAGATTGTTTGAAAATTTTGATGCAATTGAGCAAGTTAATATAGAGCGTGATATAGTAACCGCAATACAAAACTTCGAACCTAGAGTTTCAATAAACGATGTAACAGTAATTGCAGAACCAAATTCAAACCGAGTTAAAGTTGGTCTAAGTTTTTTCATTGTTAATGATGCAAGGCCTATCGAAGTTGGTTTAGAAATAGAGAGAACAAGATAAATGGCTGCTAACAATGCACTACAATTAACAAGTGTTGATTTCGACGGAATCAAAAACGACTTGAAGGCCTTTTTGTCAAATCAAACTGAGTTGGGCGATTATAATTATGAATCATCAACAATGCAGATATTGTTGAACCTTCTTGCGTATAACACCTACAAAAATTCATTTTATTTGAATATGGTGGGCAACGAGATGTTTCTTGATTCTGCCCAGATAAGAAGTAGCGTTGTGTCAAAGGCTAAGATGCTTGGCTATACTCCTAGATCTGCACTTGGTCCAGAAGCCGAGCTACAGCTTACTTTTGATCCTGGTGATTCGCCTAGTTCAATTACTATCAATGCCAATACAAATTTTTCCACTTATATAGACGGTAAATATTTTCTTTACACAAATCCTAACGCGTTAGTTGTAAATGCTAATGCAAGTGGAGTTTATTCCGGAAAGCTATCTGTAGTTGAAGGTCGTCCTTTTGTTCATAGGTTTACCGTAAGCTCAGCATCACCAATCAGATATATTATACCTAATGATAATGTCGATACGACCTACATGACAGTGAGAGTTCAAGAGTCAGCTTCCAATACTTCTATAACAACATGGAATCGAAGTACAGATATTACATCGCTTACAGCCAATTCCAATGCTTATTTCCTTAATGAAACTGAATCAGGTAGATATGAAATTAAATTTGGCGACAATATTATAAGTCGGCAAGTAAACGACGGAAATATAGTAATCGTAGGATATCGAGTAACGACTGGATCAGCTTCTGCAGGAGCCAACAGTTTTTCTGCAAGTGGTCCTATAGGTGGTTATTCGAATTACACAATACTTACAACAACTGCAGCATCAAGTGGCTCAGATAGAGAATCTATTGATTCAATTAAGCTAAATGCTCCGAAATCTTATTCAGCGCAAAACCGAACTGTTACATCTAGCGATTACAAGTCTGTAATAACGTCTGAGTTCACAGATCTTCAAGCTGTTTCGGTGTGGGGTGGAGAGGAGAACGATCCCCCTGTTTATGGAAAAGTTTTTATATCTGCAAAACCAAAAAGAGGTTTATACATTTCAGACAACAGAAAAAATCAGATTATAAATTTTCTTAAAGATAAAACCGTTCTTTCGATAGACACAGAAGTTGTTGATCCAACATATCTTTACGTGAAGCCAACAATTGATATAAGATATGATCCAGATCAAACGGCTTCCAGTGCTTCTGACATAGCAACGGGTGCACAAACTGTTTTGCAAGATTTTGAAACAAGACAACTCAATTTGTTTGGCAAGGAATACATTAATTCCAATTTAATGAGTGATATCAATAACGTGAATTCATCTATAACAAGTGTCAGACACGCAGTGTTGATGGAAAAAGATTTCAAGCCAATATTAAACACAATTGCTAGTTATAAGATACCATTCAATAACTCAATATACAACCCTCACATTGGGCACAAATATGCAATATCGTCATCTGCGTTTACATATGATGGAAGAACATGTTATTTTGACGATGACGGTAATAAAGCGCTGAGAATATATACCATGGGTTCCGGAAACGAGCGAGTTTATCTAAAAAACAACACTGGTACAGTTGACTATGCATCAGGCCGGATCAATATCGACAACATTAAAATTACCGCTTTTGTTGGCGACGGTATAACAATTTTAGCAGATCCCGATATTGATGATATCAAGCCTCAACGAAATCAAATGATTTTGTTTCGAAACGCTAGAATTAATGTCACGAACAACAACACCGGTGTTCTTGAGGCCTCGGTATCTAACGTCACTACAACTGGGACATCGACAACAACTGCTGCGCTAAACAGTCAAAGCGCTACAGTGGGTCTTTATTCAACGGTCTATTAATAGATGGCTACTGATAAGAAAACGTCGGTTCTTGTCAAAAGCTCGTTACCTGAGTTTTTAGATACAGAAGGACCCAAATTTCAAGCGTTTATTCGTGCTTACTATGAATGGATGGAAACATCCAATCAAGTTACTGACCGCGCAAAAAATTTACTGAACTATGCAGACATAGATCAAACGCAAAGTGAGTTTATAGATTGGTTTAGAAGAGAAATTTTAGCAGACTTTCCAAAGTCTGTTTTAGCTGATAAAGCGCTTTTATATCAAAGAATTATAGATTTGTACAAATCTAAAGGATCGGAAAACGCTTATAAGTTGTTGTTCAGAATACTTTACAATGAAGAAATCGAATTTTATTATCCTGGCCAAGATCTGCTAAAAGTATCCGATGGAAGATGGACAAAAGAAACTTCTGTTCGTCTTGCAGCACCGTTTGTTGGTAATCTTGAAGACATGGGTGGAGAGAATATAGTAGGTGTAACGTCTGGTGCAACAGCCAAAGTTCGCAGAGTGTCAAGCACATTAGAGACTGGAATAAATGTATTCGAATTGTTTCTATCAAGCGTTTCTGGCACCTTCAAAGATAATGAAATTGTAAAAAACACCGCAAACACACTTAGTGGTCTTGTTATATCATCGACCGGACCGCTTCAGGGAATAGTCATACAATATGGTGGAGCCCAGCATACAAACGGTGACAGAGTTTCTCTTACCAGTGCTTCAGGATCAGGTGCTAGCGGCATAGTTACAGGAACCACGGGGCAATCTATTGCGCCTCTTATAGTTAACGGCGGAAGCGGTTATAGACTCGGAGACAGTACCAGTATAACAATTTCTGGAGGTGATGGTTCTGGCGCCAATTTTGAAGTTTCTGCAATATCAAACACAGAAGTTGTAAAAACATTTGATGATGTTATTTCGGACTTGAGGGAAACTAAAATTGACGCTAATACGTATATTACGTCAAACAGCGGTGCCATAAGCGCCAATCTTGCAATAGCAAATTCATCAACAGTGTTGAGTGCAGCGTTAGGGACAACGGATAACGTTGCTGGTGCTATTTCCGCTATAAGATCGGTAACACGTGGATCTAATTACACAGTAGCTCCAGGAGTCACTGCAAAAGATCAGGATATTTTTGATTTGAGGTTGCCAGATGGCTCGGGTGGATTCAAAGGAAACAATGCAGAATTAGGAGCTGAACTTGTTGCAGGGGCATTGACCAGTGTGTTAATTGATACTTTTGGCACAGGATATAACAGATCTGACATTGTAACTATTACAAATACAACAAATCCAGCTGCCGAAAATGGATTAGCAGCACCTCTGGTTTCCGGAATTATAACTTATCCTGGCAAATACACGGACACAAAAGGTTTTATATCTTGGAACAACAAACTACAAGATAACTATTACTATCAAGAATTTTCATATTCATTGAGAACAACACAAACTGTTGATGCATATAGAGAGATAGTAAAGAACGTAACACATAGTGCTGGAACGAAGTTATTTGGTGATCATAGAATATCATCCAATGTATCTTTGACACTTGTGTCTGATTCGTATACGAAATTGTTGATAGATAATGTTGGTTTTCAAGCTAATACTACATTTGGTGTAACAAGTGTTAATCATGTTGTGGCTCCTACTAGCATTGCTTCAACCGAATCTTTCGAAAATGATACTGTGTTCATACCCACTATAAGTCCAGCTTCAATAACATCAACAGCTGATGTAAGTGATGATGATCATATTTTTGTAATGGAAGTGGGCGGAGCTTCGCTGATATCAACGCCTTCTACTTTGCAGTTTGGTACCCAAACGCTAGGTCATTCTATTAATCTGCCTCCAATAATTAGTTTAGACTCTACTTTGGCTTCTGCTATTATACGGGATTACAGTTCTAATACCGTGTTGCAGTTGCAAAACGAAACATTCAATTCGTTGTACTCGGCGCCACAGGTTCCGGAACCAATTATTACCACAGAGAATGTTGCTATTGTCAATTCAATTGATTCAGCGTTGAGCATTGGAACGTTAGAATTACTTCCAGGCACAGTTAATATTGATCCAAATTCAATTGATTCAACGTTGAGCATTGAAACGTTAGAATTACTTACAGGCACAGCTGATATTGATCTAAGCTCAATTAACTCAACGTTGAGCATTGAAACGTTAGAATTACTTCCAGGCACAGTTAATATTGAT